GCCACGTATCTTACCTATTGGAAAACTTGATTCTAATTGTACACACAAAGATACTCTTCTTGATTTTTCTAAGACTCTCTCTTTTGCAGGCTCTTCTACAAATCTTTTTACATCTGCTCCAGCCCATGCAAATATAGCCTGATCATCATCACCGGCTAAATAAATATCTTTACTTTTTTCTTTTAATTTATCGTACAGCTTCCACTGTAATGGTGATAGATCTTGTGCTTCGTCTACAAATACAACATCAAACTTTGGAACCTTTGGCAGAACTTTATTTATGATATCATTAAAATCATATAAACCTGCACTTTCTTTATATTTTAAAAGATTGTCATGTATGTGTTTTAATGTATGCCATTGTATTTCTTTCCTATCATGTTCGTTTCTATCAAACTCTTTTCTGATAGACACATCTCTATTTATGGCACGTCCTATCATTTGAAAATATGGATCATTACAAGTTAAAAAGTGTGTTTCTTCTTCATTGTATTTATCTGTATATTTAACTCTAATGCCTAATTTTTTTCCTAACTCCTCATAGTGATATGGCTGCATAATATTTTCTTCTTGTAAACCTAAAGTATTAAATGCAAAAGAATGTAGTGTCTGAAAATGCACTAACTTTTTATCCTCTATCGGCATTCTTTCTTTTGCTTCCTTTGCAGCTTTTCTTGTAAAGGCAAAATAACCTATCTTATGTAAAGGTGTTCCTATTCTAACATATGCTTTTGCTCTATTAATTAATTTATGAGTCTTGCCTGTTCCAGGTGGTCCATAATATTTATATATCATACTATGTCTTCTTCTCTTTCATATTCTAATATTTCTTCTGGTGGTTCATCATCTTCAAATTGTTTCATTTTAATTGACATACATCTTACTGGATTACCTTTACCTATTCTTTTCTGACCGCTTTCTGCTTTGAATACATCTACAACCATAGTTCTGGTTTCATTTTCATCCATCTTCCATTCATTTCTTTTTAATTCTTCGTAAAATTTATGATATAAAAAGTATGCAGATTCTCCATCAACATACACTGATCCACTTTTGAATCCATTCAATGTTGTAGTTCTTACATCATTTAAATATTCTTTTATGTGTCTATATAAAATACCTGCTGGTTGTGATTCTGGATCTGGTGTTTCTACATTTAATTGTGACCAAAGACTAGCTATAATGTCTTGAAACTCTTTTGATTTTATTGTTGGTGGTACTATGTTTGTATGTTCTGCAATTAAAGCTCTAAGTTCTCTTTGTTCTATTATTTGTTTTACAGTCTTTGCATTTATATTTTTTATCTTAC